ATGCAACCTATGTACATTGTCTTTTACAAAATCCAAAATTTCCTTTTGCTCATCGTGAGAAAAGTCATAACTGCCCAAGAGGTTGTGCTTGTTGACTACATTGGTGATATGCAAAAGTTTTTCACGTGTGGTGTTGATGCCCAAATCCATGTAATGGCACCGACTCATGATTGCAGCAAGATGATTTTGAATCCTGGGGCTGCGAACTTGATCAAACTTGATATTGGTAATAAAAACAATACCACCGCGATATTCAAAACTGTTGGGAATGTCTTGTTTGACAAGATTTCTGTTTTGGCTGCCCCAGTGAATCATGCGTGTTTTACGACTATCAAGAGCAGCTTTGAGAACGTTCAAGCTGTCATCATCGTATAGCACACTGTCACAGTCGTCAAACACCAGCACTTGGCCTTCACCGCGATATTCCCAAAGTTTTTCATAAAGGCAAATACCCGACATGTCGCCGTGAATGCATTCAAACAAGCTGCGATTTTGCATGGCTTGTTTGATTGCCAGTGCCCGATGCAAGCGATTTTCCACAGTGTGACTTTTGCCAATACCACTGGGACCGCTGACTACAAGGCCTTTAACAATGTTGCTGGCAACAGCATCCGTCATTTCACCAAGGATTTCAAAAGTTTCATCAATGTCTTGTTGAATCTCTTGATCTGTTAGTTGGAGAATATTGGGATCTGTGTCTGCTGCAACAACCACCGGAGCACTCACGGGCTGATAATCATCAGCATGGTCGATGTAAAGACGGTTTTTTCCACGACGTAGACCGTCGCTGCCGTTGCCCCAGACAACTAGAAACTTGCCGTTGTGATCGCGTTTGATGCCACCTTGCGTTTCCACTGTGACGTTTTGCACACAACTGCCGTTGCCCAGTCTACCTTGTTTAACAAGCACGTAGCTCTTCATTGTCAACCTTGTTTGCAATTTGACCTTCACTATAACATATGTTTAGGGGTTGTCAAACAAAATTAAAGTTTGACGTCTTCGATTCCAATACTGCGCAGCTTGACAATATTGTTGATTTGCCAGCTTTTGGCTTCAAATCCCTTCATGAGGCCAAGATACTTGTTGCGAATTAAAGCAACTTCACAGATTAATGTATTCATATCCACAAGACTGGATTCGCCATCTAGATATTTTTCAATACTGCGATCACTTAAATCACGATTATAGCGTTCAAGATATTTCCTATACAAGTCACTGCGCATTTTATCATATCGTATATTGATATATTTCAAAATGCTTTCCAAGTCTTGTAGTTGGGTAAATCTATAAGTTACATGCCCACTTAAATCTTGGGCTGCTTTTTCCAAACTTCCTGAAATACGAGTTTCTTTTTGTGCTTGTTCAAATTCTTGGCTGTAATACTCCACAGCCAGAGCCACTGAGGCTAAATCTGCAACTACTTGGGTGTAGTACACAGACTTTTACTCTTCCCACTCTTCTTCTGACTCTTCTTGATCTAATTCAAGAACTCCGGCAATAGCCTCATCTAGAGCTTGATCTTCACCGAGAATATCTTCAAACCAAGCTTCATCTGCCCCGGCATCAACAAATGCAGTGACAAGATCTTCCACAGCTTGGGCTTTTTTATTGGCTGGAACAAACTCTTGAAGCAGGTCCCAAATTTCTAAAACTACACTAGCTTGCATGTTTATTTTGCTCCTCTTAGCTTGCAATATATTGTGTTAGTTATTGCTATGTCAACAGTGCCTGGCTGTTGACATAGCCAAACAGTTTATTCTTGCTCAACTTCCGGGAGTGCTAGAGATTTAGCTGGATCTATTTTGCGATAAAATTCATCCATAACTCGATCCAAACAATCGTCTTCGTTACGATTCCATGCTTTTTCAAACTTCTTGATTTGAGTTCCGTCAACGCATGTGTAGTTCCATTTGTTGCCTTCTTTCACAAGAAGTCCTTTTTGCACAAATAGGTCACATAGACCGCTGTAGGGATCCATGCCACGATCATAAGGGATTTTTATTTCCACTTGCTCGAATGGCTTGTTGTATCGCGTTTTCATTATTTTGCATTGTGCGCGAATGCCTTTTACATCGGTAGTTTTGTTGCCGTCCTCATCTTCCTTGAGCTTGAGCTTGCGCATGGCTAGCACAATGCTGCTGGCATATATAGGCCCTTGACCACCCGAGATCACATCGTCAGGGTTAAACATGTCTTGGCTGGCATAACTGTGGTTGGTGCAAACCATGCCAATGTCATACTCGCCAAACATGTTCACACAGTTGCGCACCAGTGCTGCCAGTGCCTTGGGCTTGCGACCCATGTCGCCCTTGAGATCACCAGCTTCAAACTGATTAACATCTGTTGGTGTAAGCATCATGCCCAAGCTGTCAATCACAAACAACACGCGAGGCCGTTCTTCTTCAGTAACTGCGCCGTATTGTGTCTTGTAGTCTTTCATAAAATCACTTATCAACCTGGCAACGTCATCAATCATGGCAACGTTTACCTTTAAAAGTGAATGTTCACTAGTGTCAACGTCCAATGCTTTAAGCCAGGATTCATCAAGTGCGTTTTCAGTATCAATCAACACCACAAACACGTCTTTTTTCTGTGCGTTGGATGTGATGTTGCCTGATGCCAAAAAGCTTTTTCCTGAACCACTTTGGCCACCTAGCATGGTAACTTTACCCAGCGGAATTCCACCTTCACGGAATCTACCGCTAATTGCATAGTTTAATGCATAGTTTCCTGTGGAGATCCACACTTTGGGATCACGAAATCCCAAACTAATACCATCAATATTTTTTGTAATATCTCGGCGAAGTTTAGATAGATCCATTGGTTTCATGTCATATCATCCTTGATAGGTAGAGCAAGACTGATATTAACTATCAGTCTTGCTCAGTTTCCGCTATTGCTTATTTGTTTTGTTGGCGAGCTCTAATAGCAGCCAAGATGTCCTCGGGGCTAGTAGACTTGCCAGCTGGGCGTGGTGTGCTTTCCACAGTTTCTTCCCAAGGTGGGTTTGCAGTTTCCTGCCGTGGTTTGCTTGCTGCTGGCGTTGGCTGAGGAACATTGCGAACTTGAACTGGTTTTGTAGTAGAAGCGCCGTCCTGATCATTGTCAGTAACACGCATGCCAGTTGGTTTGAAATAGTTACCCCAGCGCTCGGGATCATATGGTTGTTCTTCAACACTGGCTTGGAACATTTCCATAATCACTCGCAGTCCGTCTTCATCAGGACGCTTGGGCAAGAAGCTGGAAAGATTATACAATCCATGCTGTTCAATAGCCAGGCGTTCTACATCACCAAGTGGACGTTCTTTCATAGCCCATGAGCTGCTTGCATAGTTTGCAAAACTACCTTTTGTGGTCTTTGTGAGATAAAAATCTCTACCATGCTCGTAGTCAGTTGGTGAGTATTCAAGATCTGGACGCAGCAAAATCCCCTTGATCATGTCAAAAATGCTGGGATTAATTACCAACCTACGAATGGGATTTTCTGGTGTGGAATCTTCCTTGTTGGGGTTGTTGGGGACAAAACCTTGAAACAGATAGCTCTTTTTGCGATAATATTTGCGAGCCATGTCAACAAGACTTTCGTCTTTCCACCAAGGACGGATCTCTGCGTTAATAGGGCAGCTACCGGGCTTCCACATATCCACGCTGGGAACTTGAACATCACAAGGCTTGCTATCAGCTTGCCCTTTAACTCCACGGAACGGCAGCTTGATAATCAGTCGCTCAACCCAAAAGTAGTCGTTGTTGACATCACCATCGGGAAGATAACGAATTGTTGCTGTGGACCCCTCGGGGTTGTTCCAAAAGGGATAAATCGCATTGTCACCTTGAAATTGACCTGTGCGAACTCGATCCTTTTTTGATTGTTCTTCAAGTAGACGTGCTTGAATTTCTTTTAAACTAAGTGCCATTTGTGTGCCTTTCTGTGCCTATAATGTGTTTAGATCAAGACAAAATTTGTTTCTTTGTCTTGAACAACATTACTTATGCTGACACATGAAAGTCAATGCTTTTGACCTTATTAATTTTTCACAACCCAGCTAGCTTCTTGACACGGCTGACATCAGGATTGGTGTTCATCCCCACTAGTTTTTTCAAGTGATCTTGAGTTTCACTGGGGTTGATTTCCCATTGCTCACGCCACCAGTCGTTGCTGGACACCAAAAACTTCAAAGTAGCTGAAACAGCTTGCTCATTGGAGCCTAGGTCCAGTTGATAATCTTGCCAAGCCTCTTGTGCTTGACTTTCTGCTTGACCAATCTGATCTTCCTGAATAACCACTTCAGTATCACTTAACCAATCTTGAAACTCTTCAAGTTCAGGTTTGGGTATGGATTTTTCCATTCCCAACCATTGCTCTAATACTTCTTGATGATCGGGACAATGCTGCTCGACAACTGGCCGTAACCAAGGTGCAAGAGCTGTTTTACGGAACTCCCGCATATTGGAATGACTGCTATGATATCCACGGGGACCACTCCAAGATTGCAGTTCATTGTTAATGTCATGCATGTGTTGATGAATTTCAGCTAGAGTTGGCAAAAGTTCATTTTGTAGTTGGGCAGGTTGGCGTAGTTTTCTAGCCGCGCTTTTTAAAACACCATAATGCTCACTTAGTGTTTTAAGGTAGCTGCTGACTTCATCATGAGCTTGCCCGCCTTGGCTCAAATGTCTTGCCCAGGCTCTTGCACCTTTTACATGACGAGTAGGCCAACCAAGACGTTCGCCTTGATCAGTTTCCACAAATATCTTGTGTATTTTGCGCCAACGACTTCCCGGGGTATCTTCATTTACAATATCACTGTGTCTAACTATCATGCGACAGTTGCCCACACGTTGAAAGGAACTGCGGGTTGTGCCCCAAGGACGGCTGATGTCACGACTTTCTTCAACTGGTGGCTTTTTGGCTTCAATGTCTTTATCAAACTGAAACCAGTTGACACTTACGCCTTCTTTGTCGTTTATGTTTTTACGCAACCACATATGTAAACTGAACAAATCGTTGAAATCTTGGGTGTTTCTCATGCGAGGAGTTTGTAAATCCACATGACTGTGGCTGTCTTCGTCATGTAAACTAATCAAAATGTCATATGATTTGATATTGGGATCATGAGGATCTGCTACTGTGGCATAAAACTGTCGAGCATCTTCAATCTTGAATGTTTCTTTTATGTCTTCATCAAACATTT